TCATCGCACTAAACTCAACATGTTCCCAGTGCATAAAGGCAATTGTTGGTAATGTAAACAGATGTATTCCTTCAAACTTTGAAAAATCAACAAGACCAAAGGGAATTGCAATTACATATCCAACCAAAGTGCCAACCAAAAATGGGAACATCGACAGCGCGCCTTTGAAGTAGTGGCTCGAAAGAGCAATTGCTAATACAGTAACCAATGCAATTCCAAGGCCTAAGTTACCAGTGTCTCCAATATATCCTGGAATAAATCCCATTAAGTTAATACCAATCACAATTGTAACTGACCCAATCAGTACTTTTGGCATAAACTTATATAAATAGTTTACATCAATCTTATAAAAAATCAGCCCAAAAATCGTATATACAATACATGCTACAGCACCACCAATTGCAACTGCTGTATATCCACCGGCGGCTAGTGCCGCGAGAACTGGTGCAACAAATGCACCACTATTACTAATAAACATTGGAGATTTTCCTTTTGTACATATCATATATACAATTGTTGCCAATCCAGCACCAAGAAAAGCTCCAGAAAGCGGCACACCACATACTTGGCCAATCAATGCTGTTGCTGTAAAGCAACTAAGCATTATCTAAAGAGCAAATAAAAGTAATTTACCAATTGGTGGTTTATCTTCTACATTATAAATCATTCACTTTCCCTCCAGAATCTTTCAATTTCTTCTATATTAGGTCTTGGATCAAGCCATTTTTGAATTTCTCTAATTGCATCATCAATATTTGATACAAGTACACCATATTCTTTAATAAGACCTGTCACATAAAGATTCTGATAACTATATTGCTGTTCACCAAGACTTGCCGCGCCGCCATTGTCTTTTGCTTCACTATGAGTTAAGTGGCATTGGCGATTATCGGTACAAATTCCTACAATGAATTTGTCATCACCGCGGGTGATCTTCTCATGAAATTTTCCAATTTCGGCACAAGTCCCTGCTGGTAGAACATCACCATCAATACAAGCAATAAGAACATCTGTTTTATCAAGTCGGTCGTTATCTGCTCTTGCAATTTCTTTACTTCCAGCAAATTTTTTCTTCCCTTCTACACCATTTATATCTGTATTTTCTACTGGGCTATATAAATCAATATCGGGAAAAGCATCTCGAATCTTTTTTGCCCATTCTGTATTTCTTAAAAGATCTCCATATGTGAAAATTGGCCCAGCCAAATATGCTTTCATATAACATCTCCTTATAACAATTCTCTTCCATTTACATATATATTATATCATAAATGGAAGAGAAAGTCAAATTTACGATTCTAAATATTCTATTTTCTTTCCAAGCTTTATTGCCCAATTGATTTCGCTTCGGGTTGAATTACCTATATATCCATCACAATTTATAATATAGATGAGATCTGCATCTGCAATTTTTGCTTTATGAACTTCATCAAGATATTCTTTTTGAATTTCATTTATTTCTTCATCACCGCTATGTACGAATACCATTGGCATTGTAACAATGCATCCTCTTAAAGTAAAATCTTTTGCCACTTCAAAAAATTTATCTTTAAAGCGTGTACTGCCGCAGAGACATACTTTTGGAGCTTTTAATACTTTATAATAAAGTCCACATCTGCAAGGCCCAGTACATTCTTGTTCTTCAAATTCTTTACAGATGCATTTATTACCTTCTTCTTTTGGCTTAGAAAGACAATACCCATCATTTAATCTTATATCTTCTTCAATTTTCTTTCGTTTTATAAAATCAGGATTAGGTATTTTGATGTATCCATCTGCTAATGATTCATTATTCATACGAATTCTTTCCACCAGCCTTTGTTGAATATTCAAATTCTTCACCACTGTCTATAAATTTTGCATACTAATTATTAGAAGCAAGATCTACTCCTAAAACCGTATCAAATATATGTGGAGAATCTGGTATAAATCGTCCAAATTTTACAATGATATTATGAAGTTGACTAAGTGCTTTTATTTTATCTGGAATTTCTTCTTCAGTGTACCCAGTATAAATTACAATAGGATCATGTGAAAAACCACGAAATTGGCAACAAAAGCTCCAAAGATCATCCCAATTATCCATTGGCTCAAGGCCGCCGCATACGACAGCATGAGTTATTGGATTTTTAATATAACGATATATTAATTCTCTCGTTTCAATTTCTATTTCTGGTTCTTGAACCAAGCTTGAATTTTGACATATAGGTTTTCCGCATTCTCTATCACACTTAAAGGAACAGGTAGGAAATATAAGAAACATAGAAGCAAGCCTAAAATTGCAAATATCATATTCATTTAATCCCCTAAGTTTCATTGATATACTCCTTTGCTAGTAAATATTGCTTCCATGTTATTTGATTAACTTTTATCCAACCATCTTCTACTCCAGTTATAAGCCAGATGCACCATTCTCTCATGCTTCTACACCCCTATCATCAAGCGACAACCATTCACGAAGTTTAAATTCGGCTTTACGTTCTTTAGAATAGGTTTTGGTTGGTGTGTAGAATCCAACAATTCTTGTATATTCAGTTTCAACTGGTTCACCACAAACTGGACAAATCTTTCCATAAAAACTATGATAGTTTTTACACTAGGCAACTTTACCATTAAAGGCAAAATAAGTAACTCCTTGCGCTGCAACCCAGTTTAACATTTCCCAAGCTTGGTCAAAAGTAGAGAACGGCTTATCAACATTAATATGCTCAATTGAGCCACCATTGCAATATGAATCAAATGCCGCGCAAATTTTAGTACGCTCAAGAATGGTTGCTTTAATTCCAAGTGGAATCCATTGATTTCCATAAAGGGGTAGATCTTCTACAACCTTGTCAGGGTATAAGAACTTATCAGCGGCTTGCATTTTTGCTGCGGCTTGCTCTGCTGGGACTTGTTCAATGTTAAACTTATAGTTTTTATCAAGAGAGAAATTATCAATACAAGTTTTAATCACGTTAAAGATGCGGCGGCCTAATGAATAAGCTTCTTCTGTATATGAAGTATTACCAAATTCATCAACTTTAATGTATCCAAATGTTTTAATTGCTTCATAGATACCATTAATACCAATGGTAGAATAAAGATGTTCAAAATCAACCAATCCAGAAGAGAAGCTTGGAAGAAGATTTTTCTCTACATTTCTACGGATAATATCGCGTTGTACATCAAGAATTTTTAAGTTGAGTTCAGTAAGATTACGAAGCCGCACTAAAAAGTCTTGTTCTGCACTAGTAATTTCTTTACTAGTTGGAATGATATCTTTATTTGCGGGTAAATATTGCGTTGTTGCTTGATAGGCGAGACGTGCAATATTTAAAGTGCAAACCTTAACAGAGCCAACTTTAAGTGCCGAACCGCCGATAGAATTAAAATACAGATCAGTTACGTCTGACTTTAAACGACAGCAATTACTAAGACTATTAACTGTACTATCCGTAAAGAAATTGAAAAGATTCCACTTACGAGATGCTTCACAAGCCCAGCGTGCAAAGTCTTCATCAACAAATTTCCCATTTTGGTAAAGAAGAGAAGCAGTTAAAACTGGGAATGTAAAAATATTTTCTTCTCTAATTTCGTTTACTACATCAATAAAATCTTTCTGGAATTGAATAATTTCTTCTTCTTCATCAATCATCAACTCACCATCTGGGAATATAGAGCCACCAAAAATAGCTTCAAAGTATGGATGGTCAAAAACGCTTACATTAGTAAAAGCGGCTTGATCTGTACGGACCCAAGGTTGATTAAGGCGATAAATTAACGCTTGAAGCTGTTGATGCTTATAAGTTTCTGGATCTTTGGTATAATATCCGGCCTTTACATCACGACTCCAGAAATAATAGAGATAGGGAATAAGATTCGGAAGGCCAACTGCCATTGGCCACATTATATTTCTATAATGACTGACTATCTTTTGCTATATCCTAAGATATAGTGTATGTCTTTCGAGCTACGTATCAATAATAGCCCTACTCCTCTTTCCGAGGATAGTCGATACAGGGTAACTAAAGTTATTTTTTATGAGGGGGAAGCCTCAATGGATAAGTTAATTCACGGCGATGGTATATAATAGTTCCATTATTTATATTTCTTATTATACTATCATCTAGGTTATATTTTCTACCAATTGCTCTAAAACTCATATCAGTATTTTGGATTAAATCTACAATTTCCATTAATTCGTCATATGATACTTTAGAACGAGTAGCATTACTAGGTCTAATAGGATATTCTATATTATTTCTATGATGTGCAATTCCTCTATTTATTCCTCGAATTGTATCACCACTTACACCAAACATTTCTCCAATATGCTCGTTAGTATCATATGAATATTTTAATGTTTCAATAATATCATCTATAGTTTCTTCATCTAAAAACCCATTTATATTGGGAGTTTTTCTTAATGGGTATGACAGAGAAGGGTTATTATAATGAGTACCATGATTAATATTTAATACTGTTTTTTTACTAATATGAAATTCATTAGCGATTGAATTATAACTATCATTCGTATCACTTAATTTAAAAACAATTTTATCAAGTAACTCTTGTGATTTAATTGACGCATTTGGGTGATTAATTCCATAATAAATTGGAGGCACATTTCCACCATCTGCTATATTGTACCCTTTAGGCGCTTTACAATCTAATTGTTTAATCCAATATTTTTCACGTTCATTATAATCTTCAACTTGTGATTCTAATATTTCAACAGTAAAATTTTCTTTACCATATTTATTAATTGCATAATCAATTAAACAATCAGTTACACATTGTTTACAATGAGATTTAAAACGTTCTTCCGTATTTTTTGCTTGTCCAATGTAAATCTTCCCATTTACATTATTAGTAATTTTATAAATATCTTTAGTTATTCCCACGGGATTAGCATGCATATCCATGTTTAGCTTTCCCCGTTAGCCACAAATTGTGACCCCAGTGATTACTGGAAAACATACAAATGGGCGCGTATGTCCACCCGATTGTCTGCGCGAGAGCCATGCAATTCCTTCCATAAGGATTTGAATAAAACTATCTAAGTGC